TATGGCTTTCTATTCGCAAAAGTTTACTTTAGCGAATAAATAAGCGTACTTATCAACCGATTTAATGGTACTTATCCACCGCTGCCGGGCTGGCTGTGCCGGATTTCAGATACCCACCCCCGGGGGGGATATGCCAGGGACCCCGCAGCGGCCTTTTTAGCCCCTCACATTCCCCAAAAATAAAAAAGAGACTATCCCCACATCTACCCGTGCAGAGGGCACATAGAACTCAACTGGGAAAAACAGATACGATTTTGCGATTTAGGGGTCATAGGCAAGTATTTCCCCAAGGAGAAGGTTAGAACGCGAAATTGAGGTGTTCCATCCGCAACTCAACTGGGAATCCCGAAGAAATAAAAGAGGGACTCAACCGGCGGGTGAAGCGGAGTTGAGTCCCGAAGGGTGGGATGAGTAGTGAGGGAGCCGGGAAAAACAGCAAAGGAAAGCGGCGAACCCTCACGCGGAGAGAGTAGCAGGTACTACGGGTAGTGGTCAAGGCTATGACTAGTCACAATATAGCCAAGGGAGTGGGGGTCGGGTTACGATTGTCAGTATGAAGTGGACGAAGAGGAGCAGAAGGAAGAATACGGAGCGTGTACTTCGGTACTGCAAGAAGGAGCGGGGTCTGAGCGACCTGGATGTCGCGGTTGACTACCCCGTGTTCTTTGATGTGGTCGAGGATGCGGGGGAGTTTGACTTCGATGATGTGGTGAGGATGTTTGATTACCTTGGCTACGATGTGGTAGCGGTGCCAAGGGGTGCGAGAGCGATCACGGAGTGGTTCTCATTGACGGACCTGCCGTATGACGATGGGGGAAAGCACCGCGAGCGTGACGGTGTATGGATGAAACGCCACCGGCTGGGGAAGGAGTACGGCAAGACGAACGGTCGGGGTCAGGGAAAAGGAAGTAGACAGACATGACGGTGAGCGAGTACAAACGGCTGATAGGGAAGGTGCTTGGTCACGGGGAAGCTGTGGGCGATGCCAAGGCCCTTGCTGACGCGTTTGAGTTGGTCAAGGCCCTTGAGGAGCAGACGCGCATCGAGATCTACGATGTGGAAGGCCGCGAGGTGGACCTTCTCGACAACATCGGTGACGATGCAATGGATGCCCACGGCTACAGTAAGCGCATACGGGAAGCCTGTGAGCGGTTGCTGGCGAAAGGCGGGGGAGACTATCCGAGTACGCTGCTTGAGGTGGAGTTAGGGAGTATGCTCTTCGATGCTCCGTATGACTTCGATGTGTTCTGCCGGTACATTGAGAGTGAGCGCGAGGACGATAAGCAGTTTTACCTGCCGAGACGGAAGCGGCTTTATCCCCTGGCGCGGTCCTTGCAGGACTTGGAGATGGGCAGATTGAAGATGCTGGGGCTGAGTTTGCCGCCGGGTGTTGGGAAAACCACGCTGGCATTGTTCTTCATCTGCTTTACCAGCGGACGGCACCCGGAGATGCAGAGCCTGATCGGGTCGCACAACGTGGAGTTTGTGAGGGGGGTATATGACGAGATACTGCGGATACTGAGTCCGAAGGGCGAGTATTTGTGGCATCGCGTGTTCCCGAAAGTGAGCGTGTGCGGAACGAACGCGAAGGACCTGCGTATCGACTTGGGCAAGCGGAAAAGGTTTCAGACGATAGAGTTAGTGAGTATCAAGAGCGGGAATGCCGGTAAGGTCAGAGCGACCAACCTGCTTTACTGCGATGACCTTGTGGAAGGCATCGAACAGGCGATGAACAGGGACCGCATGGACGACCTGTGGAAAAAGTACACTATCGACCTCAAGCAGAGGGAACAGGGCAACGGCCCGTGCGGGAATGGAGTCAGAGAATTGCACATCTCGACAAGGTGGTCGGTGCATGATGTGGTAGGGCGGCTGGAAGCGACCTACGGCGATAAGCCGGACGCGCGGTTCATCAATGTGCCGGTGGAGAACGAAGAGACCGGCAAGAGCAATTTCGATTATCCCTACGGCCTTGGGTATAGCGATGCGACCATCGCCGAGATCAAGGAAGCGATGGACCCGGCGGCCTACAAGGCATTGTATCTTGGTCAGCCCATCGAGTACGAAGGCCAGCTTTACCCGGAAGAGGAACTGCGGCGGTACTTCGACCTGCCGGAAGAGGAGCCGGACGCGATCATCGCTGTCTGCGATACGAAGACCACGGGAAGCGATTACTGCGTTTTGCCGGTTGCGTATCAGTACGGCAGCAACTTTTTCATCGAGGATGTGGTCTGCGAGAACTACGCGCCGGATGTAGTGGAAACGAGCGTGGTGCAGATGCTCTTGAAACACAAGGTGCAGAAAGCGCAGTTTGAGAGTAACGTGGCTGGCGGCAAGATGGCACAGGTGGTGCAGCAGAGGATAGACGAAGCCGGGGGCCGCACGAACATCACCACGAAATGGACGCAAGCGAACAAAGAGACAAAGATCCAAGCGAATGCGGGATGGGTCAAGAAGCATTGCGTCTTCCGCGACAACACAAGGATAAAGGGCAGCGAGTGGGCAGAGTACCGGCTGATGATGAAGCAGTTATGCGGGTATACGCTGGCGGGGAAGAACCGCCACGATGATGTGCCGGACGCGTTCGCCCAGCTTGCCTTGTATGTAGACAACAACCTCGCCGCGAAAGTGAAGATCAACAAGCGGTGGTTCTAAGACAAATGAAAACCGCCACGGCTGCTCATACCGTGGCGGTCCCCAAGGAGGTTTTAGCAGATGACAAGTTGTAGGAGGTTTGCCCATGCCAAAGGGTTTCTGCTACCCACACCATAGCATGAGCCTTTGGGAGACGCAAGGGGACTCATAGTCATGAAGGGCGGGGGTCATGACTTGTTAAAGAATTGACAAAGTCCAAGGGCTTGTGCTATGGTGCGAACGGATGAGTAGCTAAAACGACATATTGACAAGATTTTAACGATAGGCGGGTACTGCGTATAAAACGCGGATACCCGCCATTTTTCATGCCGATATACGGCGAGGACCCCCAAGCATGGCAGACGAAACCACCACCAACAAAAGCATCATACGGAATGACCTTTTCGGACGGCTTGATATCTATGCCACTTCGGAAGACATCACGGAAGACAACGTGATAAGCGAGGTGAACGAAGCCCTGGTCTACCATGTGCAGAACCTCTTGCAAGAGGATTTCCTGTATTGGTACCGCCGGAATGTGCAGAGCATCTTAGGGCGGCATAAGGATGTTCGCCCGGAGATCATGAACATCGTGCAGATGAACCACGCGGATGAGATCGTGGCCTTCAAGAACGGTTATTTCCTTACCCAGCCCGCGTTCTATGTGAGCCGCAACGATGCCGCGCAGAGCAAGGTCGATAAGCTGAACGAGTATCTGTATCGCTCCGGCAAACAGGAAGTGGACAACGAGGTGGTCAACTGGTTCCACACGGTGGGCAAGGGCGCGCTCTATGTGGAAGCGGACAGACGCGGCGATGAGGATACCCCTCTTCACGCGTATGCGCTGGATCCTCGTTCTGCGTTCGTGGTCTATAGCCTTCGCCCCGGCAACGAGCCGGTGATGGGTGTGAACTTCGTTGTGCAGGGCGATGTATCGAAGTTCGATGTATGGACGCGAGACAAGGTCTTCCACCTCTACGGTGGCGCGCGTGGCAAGATGATCACTTCTCAGGCATCGCATGACTTCCTCGCTACTGCGGTAGGCATCGAGAGCGTGGAAGCGAACCCCCTGGGCGAGATCCCCATCATTGAATACCGCTACAACAGCGTGAATATGGGCGCGTTTGAGAGCGTGGTCCCGCTACTTGATGCCATCAACAACGTGGTGAGTAACCGCGTAGACGGTGTAGAACAGTTCATTCAGAGCCTAATGGTGATGGTCAACTGCGAACTGCCGGAAGGCGCGACCTCAAACGATGTGCGCGACAGAGGTCTGATCGAGTTGAAGAGCGTGGGCGAGAACCGCGCCGACATCAAGATCCTGACCGAGCAGCTGGATCAGACGCAGACGCAGGTGCTGATTGATGACCTCTACGAACAGGTGCTTCGCATCTGCGGTATGCCGTCCACCACGAAGGGCGGCACAAGCACATCCGATACGGGTGCCGCTGTGCTGGCGAGGGATGGCTGGTACCAAGCCGACAACGTGGCGAGGAACACAGAAGACCTCTTCAAGCGCAGTAACAGGCAGTTCGACCGCATCCTCACGAAGGTGCTTAAAGAACGCGGCCTGCTGAATATCGACATCACGGACTTTGAACTGCAATTCACTCGCAACGAAACGGCGAACGTGCAGAGCAAGGCACAGGCATTCCAAACGTTGATGGCGGCTGGCTTCCATCCTGTGCTTGCGGCTGGTAAGAGCGGCATCTCCAATGACCCCGTGGCTGATGTGGCGATGAGCGAGAAGTGGCTGAAGCTGATTTGGGGCGACCCGGACAAGGCCGAGGAAGACCGCGAAGCTGCTGCCGCTGACCCGAATCTGAACCCGGAGCAGAGGGAGCAGACGGACGAAGGCGAAGCCGTGGTCATCGAGGAAGACAACAACAACGGCGAGAACGCAACAGGCGGTGCGGAATGAGACAGCTCCCGGACTTTGACGAACTGAACACCATCCGGCTCACGCTTGGAGAGGAAGTCTTCGCAATGGTGCGTGAGACCGGCAAGCCCAACAGGAAGCGGTGCGAGGGCATCATCTTCGACCTGCTGACAATGGGCTATGTGTACGGCATCGAGGTGGCTGGTCTCGACCTTGAGACCGACATCCCTGTGAACAACGCAAGGATGCGCGAGGTGGCGATGCTTCCTACTGCCGGAGAGACCTTCGCGCAGCGGTTAGACCACCACATCACCGAGTTTGAGCAAAGCACCGAGGATGTGGTCACGGCAACGGACAAGCTGGTCAATGCTCTGAGCGTACTTGCCGAGACCGAGACCCACCGCACCATCAACCAAGGAATCGTGGACGGCGCGGAATGGTACGAAGCCGAGACCGGCAACACCGTCTACAAGCAATGGGTAACGATGCGTGATGACCGAGTTAGGGACACGCATGACTATCTTGAAGGCGCGACAGTACCGCTGAACGCAAGGTTCTACACCTATGACGGCGATTCCGCACGATTCCCCGGAGACTTTGCCTTTGTGGAGAACAACGCAAACTGCCGTTGCACCCTCGCACTAATCGCCTAAAGGGCAACAAGCCTTTTACATACCGTCAGAGAAGACGCTAATCGCAAAGCTGATAGTCAGAGAAGACTCTAATCGCAGAAAGGAAGACCGACATGGCAGAGAACACGAACCTTGAAACCGAAATGGCCGAGCAGACCGCTCCTGAAGCGGAAGCAAAGCCCGCTGGCCCCTCGTTAGAGGAACTCGCCGCACAGGTCGCAAGCCTTACCGAAGCCCTTAACAAGCAGAAGAAGGCCACCGACAACGCGTCAAGCGATGCGGCAGCGTGGAAGAAGAAGTACAACGCAACTCTTTCCGAAGCCGAGAGAGCCGAAGCGGAGCGTCAGGAAAACGAGCGGCAGCTTCGCGCAGAGAATGAAGCCCTCAAACGCGACAGGACAGTAAGCGCGTACTCAAACCGCGCCCTCGCGCTTGGGTATGACGCAGACCTCGCGGCGGCTACTGCCGAAGCAATGGCGAACGGCAACATGGATGCCGTGTTTGATGGCATCGGTCAGCTTATCGCGGCGGTCAAGACCAAGACGGCTACCGAGAACCTCAGCCGTCAGCCGAGTTTATCGACCGGCACACCGCCCACGGCAAGCACCGTACAGAAAGACGAAGAAAACAAAATGCGTAAATGGATGGGTTTGAACCCCAAAAAGTAAGGAGAAAAGACTATGGCTACTACTGTAACCGCCCCTGTAACCAACAGCATCGCCCTTGCGGCGAAGTATCTGCCGCTGTTAGACGAGATCTACACCAGCGAGAGCAAGACCGCCATCCTTGATACTGCTTCCGAGAGAGTGCAGTTCACCGGCGCGAACACCGTAAACCTGTTCACCCTGTCCACGATGGGCATGAGCAACTATAGCCGTAACGCTGGCTTCGTTCCCGGCGATGTGAACGGCTCTTGGGTGCCTTATGTGCTGAATACCGATCGCGGCAGAAGCTACATGGTGGATGCCTTAGACAACGATGAGACCCTTGGCATGGCCTTCGGTTCCCTGATGTCTGTTGTCGAGCGTGAACACGTTATCCCCGAAGTAGACGCGACTCGCTTCGCGGCTTACGCTTCCGGCGCGGCTGCCGCTCAGGTTGTGACCGCTACCATCTCCGCTGGTGCTGCTGCGGTTGCTGCGGTCGATACCGCTATCGCCGCCCTCGACAATGCGGAAGTCCCCTACGAAGGCAGAATCCTGTTCGTGAATCCGAACTTCTATGCCTACCTGCGCGGCGGCATCACCCGCTTCGTTGAGAACCGCGATGCGGATGTGAACAACAATGTCGAGTACTACAACGATATGCGCGTCATCACCGTGCCGCAGGGACGCTTCAACACCGCGATCACCCTTGCGAACCCCACGGCGGCTAATGCGGCTGGCGGCTTCACCGCTTCCGGCGATGCCATCAACTTTATGATCGTGCATCCTTCCGCTGTTATGCAGGTGATGAAGCACTATGTCCCTCGCATCTTCAGCCCGGAAGTCGTCCAGGACGCTGATGCCTGGAAGCTGAATATGCGCTTCGCCCACGGTGCCTGGGTCCTGTCCAACAAGACCAACGGCATCTATGTGCATCACGCGTAAGGCATGGCTATCGTAAGACACGCTGACGGCTCTGTGACCATCGGCATTATCCCCGAAAAGAAGGCGAAGCCGGAAACGGCTTCCCTTCCCGAAGGGGAAGCGGCGAAAGCCGAAAAGACCGAGCCGAAGAAAGCAAAAGCAAGCAAAAAGAAGTAAGGAGATACATACATGACCACGGCAGAGAAAATCGCAAAGGTGCAAGCCAAGTTAGATGGAGATCCCGATGCCACGGATGCCGTGGTAACGGATCTCCTTGACGATGCGGAAGAAGCGATCTTCGCAAGGATGTATCCCTTCGG